GACCGCGTCCCGCTGGCCCTGTACTGCCAGGCGTACGCCGATTACCTCGAGGCGATGAGGCTGGTCGCCAGCCCGCTGATCAAGACGACGAACGGTAATATCATCCAGAATCCGGCGGTAGCCGTGGCCAATCAGGCGTGGAAACGTTGCCTGGCGTCGGCGGCACGGTTCGGCATGACACCATGCGACCGCAACGCGGTTCGGGCGGTGGAGCGGCCGTCGACCGATCAGGACAAGGCCAAGTTCTTCCGGGGGGCGGGGTGATGGTGGCTACGGTTAAAAAGACGGCGTCGCGGCGGCGGACGGGTCGCAACGGGGATGGGCGGCTGAAGGTGGAGTATGTGCCGCTGGCGAAACTGAAGCTGCGCAAGGACAATCCCCGGCAGAACGAGGCGATGGTCGGCGAGATCGTGGCGTCGATCGAGCACTACGGGTACACGAACCCGATCCTGGTTCGCCGGGCGAACGGCGAGGTGGTGGCCGGCCACACGCGGGTGATGGCGTTGCGGGAGCGAGGCGAGACGGCCGCGCCGGTGATCTACCTGGACCTGACGGCCAAACAGGCCAAAGCCTACCGGATCTTCGACAACCGCAGCGTGGAAAAGACGCAGTGGGACATCCCGACACTGGCGGCACAACTCGAACAGCTCACCACCGATGGCGTTGAATCACGGCTACTGGGCTTCACCATCGCAGAAATCGAGGCCATGAAGCCTGACCCAAATTACGCAGGGTCGAAGGATGACGAGATTCCCAAGCCGCCGAAAAAGGCTGTCACGAAACCAGGCGACAGATGGACGCTCGGCAACCATCATCTGCTTTGCGGGGATGCAAGGAACAAGGATAACGTGACGATGCTCGCAGCGGGGCAGATGTTCGATATGGTAGCGACGTCACCGCCGTACAACGTGGGGATGAAGTATCGAAGCCATAACGATAAGGCCTGCCGTCGTGATTACTTGAGCCTCATCGAAGAAACGGCGCGCATAGCGTTCGATGGCCTAACACCTGGCCGATTTATAGCATGGAACATCGGGGTGTCGCCGAAGACGTACCCAGCATGGCAGGTAGTAACCTTGGAGAATATAGGTTTTAACTTCTACAGACAGATTGTATGGGAAAAGGCCGGTGTACCCTATCCGATATTCGGCTCGACGATGCGATCAAGACGGGCCAGACACTACAAGCCGAACTACACGCATGAAGTGATCGCTGTCCTCGAGAAACCCGACAGCAAAAAGAAGAGGATCCCATGCCCATTATGTAAGGGTGATGGCTCCGTGGATGAAAATATCATGCCACTGCGGGAGGAACATGAACTTATCGTACTGATGACGAAAGGACAAACACCAGAACTTGGTGGCCCAATTGTCCCCTCAAAGCAATATAAGAACGACGTTTGGCACATTCCCCAGTCAGCAGCAACAGTTGCCCTCAAGACAATCGGTAAGAAAAGCAGCGGTCTGACCAAACATGGCAAGTCGAGCTACATGATAAAGGAACATCCCGCGCCATATCCGGTCCAACTCCCATTGGCACTGATGATGTTCATGACGGGCGAGGGGGAATCCGTCTATGACCCGTTCCTCGGTTCCGGGACGACTTTGATTGCCGCCGAGAAGCTGGGTCGGCGTTGTTACGGCATGGAGATCGAGCCGGTGTATTGCGATGTGATCGTCGAGCGGTGGCAGCAGTTCACCGGGGGCAAGGCGAAACGGGGCAAGGCATAAAAACTGAATAACGGGTTCGGGGATCCGGCCGGCGGGCTGGGGCCCTGACGCAAGGCAGACAACGACGGCCGTGTAGGGGCCTACACCCTCTACACGGCCGTTTTTGTTTGCGCCCGGTGAGAGAAGAATCAAGGGACCTATAAGACGAATGGGACGGCAACGATGACGACGGCGGTCAGAACAGGTCGGCCTCGCGGACTGCGGCGCTCGAAGGCGCCGAAGCGGTGGCGGTCTATCCTGACGGCGATCCCCGGCTACGACCCGTTCCGCGATGCGGACGACTGCGTTTTCGAGCCGGCGGCGGCCCAGCACTACGTCGACTTCGTGGAGCGGTGCTGTACCCACATCGAGGGCACGCTGGCGGGCAGCCCGTTTCTGTTGGAGAGATGGGAGAAGGCGATCATAGCCAACCTGTTCGGCTGGTACCGCCAGGATTCGCTCGGGCGGACGGTGCGGCGGTACAACCGGGCGTTCATCTACGTACCCCGCAAGAACGGCAAGACGCCGCTCGTGGCGGCGATCCACAACGCGGCCATGTTCGTCGACGATGAGCGGGGCCAGATCAACAACCTGGCGGCGGCCAGCCGGGACCAGGCATCGAAACTGTACCGGCACATCGTCGGGATGATCCGCAACGAGCCGGAGATGGCCAAACGGTGCCAGATCTACGCGACGACCCGGTCGATCACGAAGCCGGACAACAGCGTGACGAAGGTGATCCCGGCCGACGAGAACGTGGCACACGGGGACAACCCGCACTTCCAGGCGATCGACGAGCTGCACGCCCAGCCGAACCCGAGACTGTACGAGGCGATGACGACGGCCATGGCCTCGGCCAACCGGCTCAACGGTCTCTTTGCCATGATCACGACGGCGGATTTCGACCGGCCGAGCGTGTGCAATTCAGAGTACGACTACGCCTGCAAGGTCCGCGACGGCGTGATCGACGACCCGCACTACCTGCCCGTGATCTACGAGGCGGGCGCCGACGACGACTGGACCCGCGAAAACACGTGGTACAAGGCGAATCCGAACCTCGGGGTGAGTGTCTCCATCGACTACCTCCGCCAGGCATGCCGCAAGGCCCGGGAGGACCCGGCGTACGAGAATACGTTCAAGCGGCTGCACCTGAACATCCGGACGGAGCAGGCGGTGCGGGTGATCCCCATGGAGAGCTGGGACGCCGGGGCGGAATCCATCGACTGGTCGCGGTTCGCCGGCCGGCCCGTCTGGGCGGGTCTGGACATCGGGGCCCTGAGCGACTTTGTGAGCCTGGTGCTGGCCTTCGGCGAGGAAACGGGCGAGCCGGTGACGGTGGAGTACGAGGACCTGCGTGGCCAGGCGCAGCAGTGGCAGTACGTCCGGCGGGACTACTGGCTGCGGCACGTCTGCTGGCTGCCGGAGCGGCCGCCGGGGCGGAACCCGCGGATGGATGCACAGATCCAGGCGTGGACAAAACAGGGCCACATCCTCCGGACGCCGGGCAACGTGGTGGACTACGATCAGGTGGGCGTCGATATCGCCCGGATCGTCCAGCCGTACGCCCTGGCCACACTGGCCATCGACCAGGGCTTCCAGGGGATGCAGATCACGCAGGACCTACAGAAAATCTTCGGGGACCAGCGGATCACGGCCTTTCGGCAGGGGATCCTGTCCATGGCGGCGCCCTTCCGCGAGATGATGCAACTGCTGCTGCTCGGCCGGCTACACCACGATGGGGATCCGGTCCTGCGGTGGATGGCCAGCAATGTCGCCGCCGAGACCCGGGGCGGCCTGACGAAGCCGAGCAAGGACAAGAGCACGGAGAAGATCGACGGCATCACGGCAGCCACCATGGCCATCGGTGTGGCCATGACGGCGGAGCCGCCGAAGCCGAGCGTCTATACGACGCGGGGGATAGTGACGTTATGAGCCTGGGCACCTGGATTGCACGATGGCGGGACCGGCGGGGGCCGGAGCGGCGGTTCACGCTGCGCCACGCGCCGCAGTGGTTCGTCGAGTGGCTCGGCGTCGGCAACGCCGCCTCGGGCGTGACCGTCACACACAAGAGCGCCCTGCAGTACACGCCCTTCTGGGCGGCCGTGCGGATCATCTCCGGGACGCTGGCGGCCCTGCCGTTCAAAGTCTACCGGCGGCTGGACGATGGCGGCAAGAAACCGTTGGCCGACCACCGGATCTACCCGCTCATTCACGACCGGCCGAATGATTATATGGACTGGGTGACGTTCGCGGAGAGCCGGATGGCCCACGTGCTCTGCTACGGCAACGGGTACGCGGAGATCCAGCGGGACGGGGCGGGCCGGCCGGTGGCGCTGTGGCCGCTGCTGCCGACCCGGACCAGCCGGGCGGTCACGGACGCCGGGACGCTGTACTACAAGGTGCGG